TTCCAAGGTTCTTTTGATTAAACTTTTTGTTTGCTGCGTCCTTGTAAGTGATATAAGGAACCCCTGATTCTATTTGAGCATCTAGAATCTTGTTCCATATTTCCCTGGCTTTAATCTTCCTAGTATACAAACCTTTTGAAATATAGTCGTCATACATCTTATCAAACTCTTCAGAATGAACATCATGTAATCCAGGTGACTGATTTGGACACATAAGATACCAATCTCCGTCGCATTCTACTTGTCTCATAAAGTAATCTGGAGTCCAAATTGCATAAAAGAGGTTTCTCGCTCTTCTTTCTTCAGCTCCTTGATTCTTTTTAAGGTCTAGGAAATCTAGGATTTCTGCATGCCATGGTTCCAAGTAAATAGCAAATGACCCTTTTCTTTTAGACCCTTGGTTTACGTAAGCTGCAGTCTCATTGTATACTTTCAACATCGGGACAATCCCATCACTTATTCCATTTACACCCTTGATAGGCGCTCCCTTTGCTCTTATATTTGAGATATGAACTCCTATTCCTCCACCCAATCTCGAAATTCTTGCACAATCAGAGATTGTCTTGTAAATCGAGTCCATTGAATCATTTGTTCCAAGTAAAAAGCATGAGCTCAATGATTGTTTCTTTGTTCCAGCATTGAATAATGTCGGGCTTGCATGAGTATAGTAATGTTGTGAAAGTAGATTGTATGTTTCGAGAATGTTATCCGTATTCTCACGATGAATGGCAATAGCTACTCTAAGGTAAAGATATTGTGGTCTTTCTATAATCTTTCCGTTAATTTTCAAGAGATAACTCTTTTCAAGAGTCTTGTATCCAAAGTAATCAAACAAGTAGTCTCTTGGATGTATAATCATGGAATCAAATAATTCCTTGTTTTTCAATACAAGTCGGTAATGGTCATCTGAAATGACATGTGAACTATGCAACAAAGTACATGCCTCACTAAAGGAATCAGGGGTATTCTTGTGCATATTACTGATTATAATCCTTGAAGACAATTGTTTGTAATCAACATTTGTAGTAATACTTGCACATATTCTAGCAGCTTCTTCATCCAATTCAGAAGAGGTTACACCATCATAAATTGAAGCAATTACGCGCTGAGTAATTACATCATAATCGATACTATCCAATTTTCCCAAGGATTCGTCATTGCATAAATTTTTAACTCTATAGAGAATTTTATCGAATGATAATTCCTGGCTAGTACCGTCTCTTTTGATGATTCGCATTGTACTAGACCATTGGAATTCAAAATTCATTTTTCCCTTTGAATACTTTGTACTTGAAAAAAAGATTTTTGAGATGATGGTGACGTAAATTTTATGAATGGGTCTCTGTTATCTCTGTGCGAATTCTGTTTTATTTTATTTTGTAATGTTATAGTTGTAATAGCAATGTCGAATTCGATAAACAAGTATTCTAAATGGATTACTAATGGTGGGTCTATATTCATCAGTGCGCATAACATTATAACATTTGACAATAGTGTTACTAGGAATTTGAATATAGTGGGTATTCTGATAGCATTAGTTAGTATTCTCAATAATGACGATGATTTGGATTTTCTAATAAACGTACTTGATATCACTTTTACAGTGTATTCTTTAAGATTATATAAGCGATTGGGTATGAATGAAGAGGCAAAAGGGACTACTATTTCATTGGTATTCTCTCTAGTATTAAATGCGGTGTACTTGCAGAATTAATTAGATTCATATCATTCTATTCAACCTATTTAATTCTTCTAAACATAAGTTGTATTTTTCATCCATGATTCTATAGTATCGTTCATCTTTTATACTTGAGTTATTATATTCTGTTGTGACAAACGAGTGTTGATTACAATCTCCAATTAATGGATGATATTCGCTAATTCTATAACCACATCTATCTTTTGCATTTCTAAGACCAAGATACATGGGAAGTTCTTGACCTCTGTGACCAAAACGTTTTGTTTCGAGTAATGCAGTTGATATCTTGCTTGTAGTTTTTTTAGTATGTGATTTACCAGCAAATCCAGGATTAATTTGTCTAGTTTCACTTTGCTTCTTACATGTTTCTTCTTTAGACCTACTGACTGTCTTTGCTCCTCTTTGCGTATTGTATCCAAAATTATCATCTCTCGAATTATATAAATTGATAAATTTATCTTCATACATACCTGCTAATTCTGTATTCACCTCCATTAAAACTTCCAACTTGACGTCATCGCCAAAACGTTTGAATGCATTCGCAATCTTGCTATCTCTAGTCCTTGATTCTGTTATATGATTCGACAACCTGAGTCGCGAACCTCTCCTGTTACCATTTCTATCCAACACATTACATTGACCAATGTAAACTTTATTGTTCGGAAAAGTTATCATATAAATCTCACTTGAATTCATATTTTGCGAAACATACCTGTTCAGAATTCACTTTTCAATCCATGTTCAAATATCTAATTCTTAAAATTATTTTCTTGAATAATTTTGTAATTCTCGACTACGTTCAAAAGTTCAAATTTGAAAATTTATTTTCTTGACGTATAATATAAACATTAATGGCAGGCGGATTGATGCAACTCGTAGCTATCGGAGCGCAAGACTTATTTCTTACCTCTAATCCAGACATCACTTTTTTCAAAGTTAACCACAGAAAATATACCAATTTCGCCATCGAATCGATTGAACAAAACTTTAGCGGTCAAGTTGATTTCGGAAAGAAAGCCACCGTTACTGTTTCCAGAAATGGTGATTTGATTCACAAAGTCTACCTTCAAGTCGACCTTCCAGCCATGACCCAAAGCACTGGTGACGTCCGATGGACTAGAAACATTGGTCACGCCTTGATTGAGGAAGTTGAAATCCAAATTGGAGGTCAAACTATCGACAAACACTACGGTGACTGGTTGAACATCTGGAACGAACTCACCCAAACTGCTGAACGTGCTGATGGTTACAATGTCATGATTGGTAACACCAGTACTCTTAATGAAGCTGATACTTCCATCCCAGCAACTACCTTGTACGTTCCATTGCAATTCTGGTTCTGTAAAAATCCAGGTCTCGCTCTTCCACTTATCGCCTTGCAATATCATGAAGTTAAATTCAATCTTACCTTTAGAGCTGCTTCCGAATGTTACATCACCGATGACAACTTGGCACCTACTTCCGGAGTTCCATCGCTCGGAAACGCTAGTTTGTTTATCGATTACATCTACTTGGATACCGAAGAACGAAGACAATTTGCCCAAGTTCGTCACGAATACCTTATCGAACAATTGCAATTCGGTGGCGCTGAAGCATTCTCTTCCAGCACCTTCAAGAGCAAACTCACCTTTAACCACCCATGTAAAGAGTTGGTCTGGGTTGTCCAACCTGATGCCAATGTTGACAGTGGTGCCAACAGATGGTCTGATTATACCGATTCTGGTTTGAGTGCCCCAGATTTCTATTTGGGAGATGACCCACTTGCTGATGCCAAACTCCAATTAAATGGTCAAGATAGATTTGCAACCAGAAAGGCTAGATACTTTAACGTTGTACAACCTTACCAACACCACACCAGGACCCCAGCTGCTGGTATCTACGTCTACTCATTTGCCTTGAACCCAGAACAATTCCAACCTTCTGGTTCAGTCAACATGTCTAGAATCGATAGTGCAGTCCTCCAACTTTCAACTACTTCAAGTGTCGCCTCTAAACTCCGTGTTTACGCAGTCTCTATGAACATCCTTAAAATCGTCAGCGGTTTGGGAGGTTTAAATTATTCGAATTGACCTAAAATTCAGTCTTTTGGTATTAAATTAAGTATTCTGAATGTTAAATTCAGTCATTTGCGAATGAAAAGTTTTGTTAGTCAAACATTAAATTTAGTATGTATTACAAATTTAGTGATTTAAAAGAATTTCCGAGATAATGTATCTCTAAGTCTTCGTTTTTAGTTAATTCAGTTTGTTTAATTCTAACTTGAAGCTTCTTCTTAGTTTCATGTTTGAATATCTCACTGACTTCTTTATTGATAATGTTTTGTTGATGAATTCTAGTCTCACCTATATCTTTGAATGTATAATGTTTCATTACATTATACATTACTCTGAGATGCCCTAAGAAGATTTCTAGGTCCAAATCTTTTTTCATGAAATTACATGTTGAGCAACAACTTTTACAGTTACTGATAATATACCCAATAGAATTATCCACTCTATCAATTCCATTGTATCTCTCATTCCTACATATATAACATCTGTCTTTAGTAATCTTATTAAAAACATCCTTTGTTAAATAAAATTCTTTAGATTTCTTAATTGCACTGTGACCATATATAATAAAGGATTTAGGACTATAGTCAAATTTGATGTCATTTTCAGTTCCGCAAACAATGTTTTCAATATGTTTGAAAAGAATATCTGGTGACAAACCGCCCTTGATAAAATTACATCTGGTACAAGCAGGGACTACATTATCTCGAGTATAATCTTTAGAGTTATCAACTCTATCAATTCCACAATAATCGTCATCTCCAAACATACTTGGTTCAATATCACAATAAAAACAGTTACTAGTAATTAATTCAGTAATCTCGTTATCTGAAAACTGACATGTTCTGCCATGAACTCCAATATAATTTCTTGTATACTTTATCTTTGAACTGATACAATTTTTAAAATCCTTATCCATTTTCTTACATTTTTCAGGATTTTCCTTTCTCCATTTTACCATATATTCTGCTTTATTTCTTTTGAATTCTTCTGGATTTTCTACAAACGTTCTTAGATTAAACTCAGTAAAAAGCATTCTCATC